CTGCTAGCCGTGTGGCTCTGCTTCCTGGCTTTCATTTTTTTTCGCAAAGATCCAATATCTACGCACGCGGCTATGAAGACGGGCGACGTAGTGGATACGAACGTGGGTACAGAAAAGGCTACAATGACGCCACAGACACCTTCGCCAAGCACAAGAAGTAACGCTATGCCTACGCCTATCTACAAGCACTATGTAGCGACCTTCGTTGATATCGAAGGCGAACGCTGGGTGCTTCTCATTACATATCCCAACACCGAGGCCACGAAGGACTACCCTGACACTCAAGTCGTCACTCTCGGTGTTCCCCCCGTGACACTATCTTTCGATAGAGAAAGTGCTCTTGCTCCCGTAGCAGAGGGTCGGCTATCCTTCAGCATCATGCAAGATAAGCCCTCCAGAGACTATCGCCATCTTATGCAGGCCTCCGAGGGGAGCGTATCAGTTATGCTCCTACATCTGCCCCCAACCTTCCGGTTCACCAGCGACGAAGACCTGAAGACAATCCCCGAGGAGCTCTACTTAAGTAGTGATGGCTGGGAGAAGGGGTTCTGGCGTGGTACACTTGACCCCGAGAGCTACAAGGAGCCAGGTAACCAGCACTCAGGCTACCTCGTTTCCTTCGAGGCTGTTGACCTGGGAAGGCTTAAACGCATTGAGCTTAAGCAGACGGACGAGCGTATGAAGGTCTTCTCTCCGCGCATGGACATCCGTGACTTCATTGCAGCGCTTCTATCTCTTAGTTTCACTGATCCTGAGCGAGCAATGCTGCGTTCAGGGGGACCATCTGCAGAGAAAACAACTCTCGCTCAAATGGTGTGGTGTGCCCAGCATTTCACCGACGGAGGGAATGATCTTTACCTAAACACCATCCCTTTCTTTGCTGATTCCGAGAAGCCCCTCACAGCCTTTGTTGCTCTGGAGCGTGTTCTCTCTTCCTTCACGCTCTCCATTGAGCAAGCCGGAGGTTTGTGGGTTATCTCAGACCCAGCTACACTCCAACGAGCAGAAAAGGACAAGTATATTTTCTCCGCACTCAATGAGGATGGCTTCCTGACGCTGGAGCCTGAGGCACTACAAGCCATGGAATCTGATGGTGAACTGTCTGCCTTACCTGCGCGTGGTCAGCTGACCCTGACGACCGTGCCACATATGGCAGAGGCCATCCCTGCTTTTCAGCTTCCAAAGATTTCCGATGAGGCTAAGTGGCATCTCGTACCTCGTGCTGATACTCGTCTACGATTACCAGCCTGGCGCTACCGTACGAACTATGAAGACCGTCCTGATTTCCCCGGTGTAACTCGCCTGGACAGTGAAGAGGTAAGTAAGGGTGAGGATCGCCAGCTCTTCATGCTGCTCTGGAACCCTCAAAGTATCCATGGTCGCATCGACGACCTGACACTTGTCAAAGGGCAGCATGGCTATGGCTGGAGTATCTTCCTCACAGATGAGGTAGGTTGGGAGTATTCCCCCGAGATAAACCGCTACCTCAATCGTAGCTTGCGTGCTGTGAACGAGCATGGTGCAATAGAGCTTCTCACCCATCTAGATGATGAGAATAAATGGCACTATGTCAGCATTAGTTCTTTTTCTGCAACGACTGTCATTCCTGAGTCGAAGCTCTCTGAGTACATCGCTCGCCTCTCCCTCTGGCGTGATCGACTGAACGCTCCACTGGATAGTCCTGGACTTTCTCTGAATGGTGTCAATCGTTGGCGTTTCGACCTGCCAAGTGTGGCTGATAAAGGTGGACTTAGTCTACGCCTTGACCTTCCACTTCTTCTCTCTATGGGGCAGGATCTCTACCAAGACCTAAATGAGAAGAACTACACGCTCATTGACCTCACAAGTGATGGTCCAAGTGGGCGTCAATTTGGTCGAATTGATTACCTCCAGAAAGCCAAAGAGCAGCAGAAGTATATACAAATGTTCACTGATCGGATCACAGGATGTCGCCTTAGCTTTGGCCTTGCTGCTAAGGGTGAGGCTGAGTCCGACCCTGTGCAGTACTTAACTATTAGTATTGGAGGTGCTCTTGGTTGGTCAGATAATGATCCTAAGGATTCTAGTGCCTTGCCTTACATTTTCTACGGATCCTATGATGACGAGGATAAACTGAAGTGGGGAACTAGCTGGAACCACCCAAATATTGGGGCAGAAGATTTCCTTGGCGAAGGCCTGCATATTCCCCTCCCTCCGAAAGCTTTCCACCACCTAGAGCTGACCGTCTACACGCTTCCGCACTTCTACCACCGCAAGGATAACCATCCACAGCATTACCGTGATTGGTCTCTCTGGAGTGTACCGAGCATTATTGCCCTGCAAGCTCCTGCTCTCTGGCTGGCTGATGCACTCGGGAGGAAAGAGAGTGATCTAGCTCCCGACCGGAAGGAGCGTTACCGATTTACCCAGAGTACAGACGAAGGTCTTGATGAAGAACTTCACCTCTCAGATGGAACAGGTCTACCCACGCTAGCACCAGCTATTGTCCGTACAGCAGATGGAGCACCTCTCAACAAGAGAAATCGTACCACCGATGACTACTTCAGCCAGTACACTCTCTCAGGTTATCGTGCGGAGTGCTTTGGTGCAGTCTATGGCTCACTTCCTGATCGAGGGTTTGAGCTAACAGGCACCTTCCGCTATCGTCCCGAGATTGCCCGCTCTACTTATATGGGACTCAATTGGCTCACTATCTCACGGGAGATAGACATCCAACAGATGACGGAACGAGGGACATATCATCAGCTGCGTCCTACCTCCGCTATTCGTCCTGAGAGCCTTAAACCTGAGGTTATCGAAGGGCGTCGCTCCCGAGGGGAGACCTATGACACTACATCACCAAGATATGTCGAACGCGGTAACAGACCTCCTCAGAGGCGTAGATAAGCCAAAGACTACTGGAGATCTCTTCGTACGCCTCTGCACCAAGGAACTTGGTGTGGAGTGCGTACGTGAGTTAGTCTTTCACCCGAAGCGTAAGTGGCGCTTTGACTATGCCTTCCCTGCCCAGAAGATCGCCCTCGAAGTGGAAGGAGGCATCTTCACTGGAGGGCGCCATACCCGTGCTAAGGGCTTTCTCGGTGACATTGAGAAATATAATCAGGCGACCCTGCTCGGTTGGCGTCTATTCCGTGTCACTCCACAGAACCTCCTGCGCACTTCGACAATGCAGATCCTTAGGCAGGCCATCAATACCACGCCTTAATTCCCTCCCAGTCCATATTATGCCCAATCCTAATCCCCCTATCCAGCAGCGATTACGAACTTGTATATCCCGTGCCGACGCTGTTGAGCTGAGACGGCTTCGTAAACACTTTGGTTTCCGAAGTGATTACCATCTTTTCCAAGCCTCTGTTCTTCTGGTTCTTCGCCTACTGCAGCGTGCCGAGCAACGGGAGATAGACCAGATTGACGAAGCTACTATTGAGGAGACATTTACCGCTCTATCCGAATGGGAGTTACCAGAGTTGGGTGCCCGCCCACGTCGTGGCACTCGAGGAGCTGAGCTCCTCCACCTACTCTTCGGGCGGGAGGACAGCACTACCGAAAGTTCTACCTGTATGCAGGCTCTTCCGAAAAGTCATCCCGATGCCCGAAGCTGGTATACCCACTTTGTCAAACTTCATTACAACCGTCTATATAGCCTCTTTGCCTCTCGAAGTCAACGCCCCACGTCTGACGGGATGACACCCCTGGATCTCTTCCACGAGACACTTCTTCGTCTGCAAATCCCACCCGCCTCTATCATTGACTGGCCAAGCTATGAGAGTTGGGCACTAGAGAAATTTCATCAGACACCTGTACATCCCGATCATGAGGGCGACGCAGTATCCACTCAAGTGAATGTCTCATGATGAGGCGCCATCGAACCGAGGAGTATGCCCACCTCATGAATAGCCGGGCATGGCGCCGCCTACGCATGTCATACCTATTACAACACCCACTTTGTGAGGACTGCCTACTAAAGGATTGCACTACACCGGCAAAAGAGGTTCACCATATCTATCCAATAGAACGAGCGGCAGGACGCCCAAACGATATGAAGCGTTTATGCCTTGACCCAGCAAACTTAAGAGCTCTATGTCATGCCTGCCATGTCAAGGCGCACCAGCGACTGGCGAGCTCAAGCAAGCAGGAGGCTAAGGCTCGAGCAAGGGAGGCTCTCGACGCCTTCACCGAGCGCTACTTGGCAGTACCTGATGATGTGAAGGCGTAAAGCGCTTACCCCTGCAGAGTACAAGGGTAAGCGCCACAAGGCTGTCAGTAGCTCGCTTGCTACTCATTCTCTTTCCTTTCGTACTGCAATGATATGTAAAACAAGTGGATAGAATAGTGATAACTGTCTATTTATTAGTGATTTATATTTCTTCAAGATAGGGGGGGAGGGTGTTTTTTAGGAGTAGATGCCCCCCTGCATACCACCCCTCGCTCCCTTTTCTACGCACAAGGTGAAAAAGTCGTGTGGGGGTAACTGCTCAGGACAAATCCAGGGGCTCCATGAAGACGCGAAGAGGTGAATGGGAGTTTGGGGGGGGGAGACTTGGGGGCAAAAGTCATGTTTCGGACTGTAAGAGTAAACTACCCCGAATACAATGACCAAAGACGAAACGATCCGCTTCCTACGGGAATGCCTGCAGGCCATCGGCTCCTATTCTTCAGCTTTCGAGCCGCTGCTGGATGACTTGTCAATGGCTATTGAGGTGCGAGATATGGCCTACGAACGAATCGTAGCTGAAGGTGTCACACTTGAGGAGCTGAGCCGTGAGGGAGATCCTCGCAAGCGAGCTAATCCAGCTTGGCCGATGTTCATTGAGAGTTCGAAGGAGGTACGCACCAAGCTCGCTGCCCTTCAGATGACGGTCTCTACGGCGAAGTTCACCAGTGGGGATGAGTTTGACAAGCTAAATTATAAGCTCAAGCAGATCTATGACGAAGTCACTAAGCCGAGAAGAAGCCATAGCTCTGAAAAGCGCTCTGGTCAAAAGACTGCAAAGCGCTAAGATCCCATACGCCCGTTTTACGAAGCTTGATAAGCGCCTCTCTGATTACGTTCGAGGTTGTATAAAGCATCCCGAACTACACAATCTCTATGAGCTCTTTTCCGTAGAACATTTCTTGCGTAAGGTTCAGACGTATGTTCTCTGGGATGAGAAGGTACGCCACTTCATTACCTTCTATGAGAATATCCGTCTCCCTTCGGCTGAGGGAATGGTTTTCTTTGAGCTTACTCCGGTACAGGTCTTTCAATTCACTAATATCTTCTGGTTCTACCACGAGGATGGGGAGCGTAGGCTTGTTCGAGAGGTGTTACTATTCGTACCCCGTAAGTTCAGTAAGACGACTGGCATAGCTACCCTTGCCGTTTACGACCTCCTTTATGGAGATGCCAATGCTGAAAGCTATGTTGGTAGCAATAGTTACCAGCAGTCACAGGTCTGTTTTGGGGTGATTTCGAAGATACTCAAGGCACTTGATCCGTCACTTCGTCGTTTCAAAATTAACCGTGAGCAGGTCTTTAATCGTATGCCTGGAAAGATGAGCATTTCCCGCTGCCTGGCCTCTGCTGCTGACCGACTTGATGGACTGAATGCTTCACTGGTAATCATTGATGAATACGCACAGGCTGACAGTAACGACCTAAAAAGCGTCCTCACCTCATCAATGGGGGCTAGGAAGAACCCGCTCACCTTTGTTATCACTACCGCTAGCGACAAGGTGGATACCCCATTCACGGAGATGCTTGATGCCTACAAGTCCATTCTCCGGGGCGAGGTAGTGAACGATAGCATCTTCGCTCACATCTTTGAGCCTGATGCCACGGACGAGGAGGGCGACCCACAGACCTGGGTGAAAGTACAGCCTCACCTTGGCGTGACCGTATACCCGGAGTACTATGCAGCCGAATACGAGAAGGCTCAGCTCACTGCCGGAGAAATGAAGACCTTCCGTAATAAGCTACTTAACATCTTCGCTCGAGACGAGCGGGAGACGTGGGTAGAAAGGGCTGTGATTGAAAAAGCCTTTCTCCATGTTCCTGTAGAGTTACTCCGTGGTAAGCGTACCATGTGTGCCGTTGACCTCTCTGTGCGAGATGACTTCAGTGCTGTTACCTTTCTTGTCTATGACCCGAGCCGTGTACTCGAAGGCTGCACCACAGTTTGCCCTTTCCACGCCATCACCCACTACTTCTTCCCAGCTGGCCAGCTGGCCAGGCACGCTAATAGGGAGCTCTACAAGCGCTGGGTGGATGAAGGGTACCTCACCCTCTGTGAAGGGGACTGTATTGATTACCAGCTTATCGTGGACACCATTCTCTGCCAGTCGCTAAATATCCTCAAGATAGGCTACGACCCCTATAAGGCGTTGGAGTTTACTAACCTCCTGCTTGCTACCCCAGGAGTGGGGAAGGCTAATCTGGAAGCCATTCCTCAGACTAACGGGAGTTTCAACACCTCTGTTGACACATTCGAGGCGACTCTCTCCCGGAACCAGATCACATTTGAACCTAACCCCATTACTTCCTACTGCTTTTCTAACGCTGTCATTGACGAAGACCGTCTGGAGAACCGTAAGCCTATTAAGGCTACGCCCACTGAGAAGATTGACGGCGCTATCACCTGTCTCATGGGCTTCTGGCTCTTCAATCACTATAAAGTATCCCTATGAACCTTTTCTCCTCCCTCTTCGCGCTCTTTCGGCGTTCGAGTACCACCATCAGCTCATCCGCTGATAATCTTACGACCTTTCTTGACAGCTTTACTCCAAAGAAGCGTAGTGCCGATGTCTCCAGTCCTGATAGTGCCATGGCCATCGCTAGCGTATACCGTTGCGTGGACATCCTCTCCGGAACTATTGCTTCCTTGGAGCTTCAGCACCTACGTAAGACGGGGCGTATCTTCAAACTTGACGAAGATAGTCAACTAAACCTTCTCTTCCAGGGAAAGGCTAATGACAGACAGAACTTCTTCACTCTCCTACAGAACGCCGTCATCCGCCTACTACTATCAGGTAATGCTTACATCTTTCCCCGCTTTGACCAGCGAGGGCAGTTGGAGAGCCTGATACTGCTTAGCGATGGAGCTGTCGCCTTTGACCCCTCCCGTAATCGCTACTTGGTCAACGATCCTATCTTCGCTATCACGGGTGAATACTCTGCCGAGGAGATCATTCATCTGAAGAATAAGAGTCTTGATGGTGGTTACACCGGCGTCTCTACCATTCGTTATGCTGCGCTCAGTCTCTCGCTTAGTGCCAATGCCGATCGTCAGACCAATGACGGTATTCTATCGGGAAACCAGAAGTCTGGCTTCCTGGTTGGTGGCAATGAGCTCCAGGGTATCGGTGCTCTCTCGGAAGACGTATCTGATCGTATTACTGAGCGCGTCAATCGCGAGATCAACCAAGGCCAGCGGATTATCCGCCTCTCTGGAAGCATGCAGTTCATCGAAAGCTCGATGTCTAACTCTGACGCCGAACTCCTTGAAGTACGTAAGTATTCCGTCCTTGATGTCTGCCGCTTCTTTGGTGTTCACCCCTACATGGTCTTTGCTGACCAAAGCACGAACTACAAAGAGGCAGAGAACTCTCAAATCAATTTCCTTAACCAGACTCTTCGTCCCTTCCTGAGACAGATTGAGCAGGAGTTTAGTGACAAGCTCCTCCCACGAACTAAGCGAGGACAGCAGCGTATTCGCTTTGACCTCTCAGGCCTCTTTGCTACCGACCTACGTACCCGAGCCGACTATGTCAAGAGCTCGGTCGAATCTGGCGTGATGACACCCAATGAAGGTCGCATCTTCGAGGGTCGAGAGCCTCTCCCTGGTGGAGACCAACTCTTTATTTCCTGCAATGTTGCTCCTCTTACCAGCGCCAAAATCAGCGGTGAGGTCACTCATACAGCAAACAGTTGCTCTGATGATAGTGGCGAAGTGGAGTGAGGATAGCAGGTTTATGCATCTAACTGATAATTCGTACCACCTCTTGCAAAGGGGCTAGTCGCTGGAATGTCAAACGGCCCTCGCTCTCTCTAAAAAAAAGACGCCCCCAAGTCCCATAAGGACTCTGGGGGTATCCTTATTATCTATGACTAAGACTTTGCAAATATGGGGACAAATTCTGCCATCTCAGACGTAATGGTAACTAACCCCGAAAGTATGCCGCCTATCAATCAACCATTCCACGAGCGTCGCTCCTTCGACCTACCTGCCTCCTTCCCTCACCTTGGGGAAGGGGAGACCTCTCGAAGTATTCATGGCTTGGCCATCGTTTACGAAGCTGAGAGCGAAGTTATGTATGACTGGTGGGAAGACCGCTCCTTTGTTGAGATTGTTCACCGTGGTGCTGTCACGGAAGATCTGCTAAAGACCTCCGATATACTAGCCCTCTATGAACACGACCGATCCAAGCTGCTCGCTCGCTCCTCACAAGGCGAAGGCACGCTCCAGCTGACTATCACGGACGAAGGTCTCCATTACCACTTTGATGCCCCCGCTACTCAGCTGGGTGACGATACACTTGAACTCCTTCGCCGTGGTGACCTCCGCTCCTCTTCTTTCCTTTTTGGTGTGAAGACAGGAGATACCCGCTGGGAGCAAAAGAGCGATGGTACATGGATCCGCCACATTGACCACTTCTCTTTCCTTGGGGATGTCTCTGTGGTTAGCCTTCCCGCTTACCCCGCATCTAACGCTAGTGCCGAGCGTAGCCGTCAGACCCTCACCGAAGAGCGTTCCCACTTTCTATCACAGGTCGAAAGTGGCCTATCACCTGAAGAGCAGAAGGCTAAAGAAGAAGTTCGTCATTTATCCCCACTAGAAGTCCGCGCACTCCGCCGTGCTGACCTCCTCTCCAACCATTAATCCTCTTTAACACAATTCCAATCCTATGACCAAGGAACAAGAAGAGCTCCAGAAGCTCCATGCCCGCTACAAGGAGCTTCAGGAAGCCCGCCATGCGGGAAAGATCACTGAGGCCGAAGAACGTGAGCTCATCCAGCTATCCGAAGACCTCAGTGAACGCAGTGTGGACCAGCTTGTAGCGAAGGCTACTCAGATGGCACAAACCGAGCCGGACGAAGAGAAGGCTAAGCGCTTTCTTGAAACCGCCCGCCGTGCCTACGACACACGCTCCTCTTTCGATCTGGAGACACGTGCCACCACGATGACAGCGCAGGTTGAATCTGCACGTCCCATCCTTATCAATGACATCATTCAGCCACTGGAAGCTGAACTCATACATACTAAGGTTGGACTGAAGATCCAGACAGGAGTTGTCGGCCAGCCGGTATGGCCAGTACTGGCTGGTGTCACTGCCACTATTGCAGGGGAAGACGTCGCTCTCAACGACCAGGCTTTGAACCTTGATAAGATCACCGCCAAGCCTGAGCGTGTCGGTGTCTATGTTCCTGTTACCTCTCAGGCGCTCAGTGCTACAAACATTAATCTGAGAGCTATCGTCCTAGAGCGCGAGGGAATGGCTGTAGGTGCTGCGCTCAACAAGGCTATGTTCGCCACCGTTGCTCCTAGTGCTCCGAATAACGGTATCGGAACCATCCTGGCCGCACCCTACGCTGCGCCTGTTACCTCGGCTTGGGCTGCTGCCGTCCCTCCAACCTTTAAGGATATTGTCTCCATTGAGGCTGAAGTCCTGGGCAAGGACGTCAAGGCTGACGAAAGCACAGCCTACTTTGTCCATCCAAAGACATACTGCCTGCTCAAGTCAACTCCTATCGAAAAGGGAAACCCACAGATGATACTGCAAAACGGGATGATGAACGGTTATCCCGTTATCGAAACCACTTGTATGCCTGAGGATGCGATCCTCTTTGGTGTGCTCTCCTACGCTGTCCTTGCTCATCACGGCTCTGGCGACCGTTTCTTTGCTCAGTACAACGGAAAGAATGATAGGGTAGACTTCACTCTTAACGGTGATTACTCTCTCACGGTACTGCGTAAGGAAGCCTTCGCTGCTCTTAAGCGTAAGTAGGATACAGGCTTAAGCTAATGCATATGCCCCGATACCTCACCCTCCCCGAAGCAAAGAAGCACCTCAACGTAGACCACGATGAGGATGACGACTTCATTACGGAGCTTATTGATGTGGCCGAAGACTTCTTGGTAGGCCTGCTGAATCGTTCTGACCTATATGGTGTTGAGGAGATCAGTGGAGTTCTCCCTCCAGCGCTGCGCCATGCTCTCAGGATGATAGTAGCCCGCTTCTATGCCGATAGGGAGGGCTATAGGTTGGGGCGTATGACTGAGCTTCCCTTCACTATATCTGCACTCATCTCTAAGTATCGACTGGAGCAATGAACGCTGGAGCCTTCACTCACCGTCTAGTCTTTTATAGGGCTGAACGAGTGCAGAGCGCCTCGGGAGCCGTCCGTGAGGAGCAGATCGAAGCCTTTCGAACTCGCGCCTTCCTTAAAACTCTACGCCCTACCCTTGATAAAGATGGACTGCAGGCCCGTGAAGTGGTAGATCCTTCGCTCCTCATTTTTGTGGTGCGAGATGACCGACGCCTCACCGCTTGTCATTGGATACGGTGGCGGGATGACCTTTATAGTATCGTCCTGCTCAAGCCAATGAGTGACCGAACTGTTGAGATTACTGCTAAAAGTACTGATGAGTAATGCCCGAAGTTGTAAGCCTCAACGGCCTGTCCGAAATAGAGGGTTTCCTCTCACGCCTTCGTGACGCACCTAGCCCTGAGCGACTACGTGAACCCTTTTTCCGCGCTGCTGAAGTCTACCAACAGGATGTAAGGAGCACTCTGCCCGCTCTCTACAAGCAGCCAAACCGTAACGGACACATACCACGTGGTAACCTCATACGAGGTCTCCGTCGACGTATGCCACGTCGAAGCCGTGGAGGGCGTATATCCCTTTCCATAGGATTCTATTATGTGAATGGACGTGGGGCCTACGATCAGATGCAGGCAGCTAATCACGCTCACCTCATAGACCAAGGTACAGGAGACCGCTACACCAAGGATGGAAAATTCCGTGGACGTGTCTTAGCGAACTACTTCTGGACACATGCTAGGCAAAGGCAACGCCAACGTGCCCAGCAGATTCTTCTCAGGGGTGTAACTCATTCCCTTTCATCTATCTGACATTAAAATTAAGGTATGTACCTAGACCCTAACCGTAAATGGCGCTCAGCCCAGTGGGTGCGCTCTCAGCTCCTACAGTGCCAGGAGCTGACCGACCTTCTCGGTGGGAAGATCTTCCCCATCCTCGCTCCTGAGGATATTGCTGGCGACTTCATCGCTGTCTACCGCTCAGCCTACGGTCGGGAATACGATAAGACGGGAGACGCCCACAGTATCACCACCGTGACCGTCCTCTGCATCTGCAATGACTACGACCGCTCCCTCCAGCTGTGCGAATTAGTAGACGCCGTCCTTGATGGCGGGCGCAATGATGAGGTGGACAAGGTCTTTGGTGCTTCCTCCACCACAGGCATTACTGCCACTCTTGATAGCAGCGAAGAGTACTTCCAGGACGGAAAGATCGTCCAGAGTCTCACTTTCGCCATTTCTTAACCCTCAATAATTCAATCTCCTATGGGCTCAACCCCAACACCCCAGAAGTTCGACAAGAACAAAGATCTCCTCAAGGGTGAGATCACCATGGTCTTCCTCAATGACCTCCTCTTCGCTTACGCCAAGAAGGATGACTTCAAGTTCACACCCAGTCAGATTGACGTTGCTAGCAAGCTCTCGGGCAAGTTTGATGACAAAATGGGTGGAAAGAATGAGTGGTCACTCTCCGTTGACGCCCTCGTATCTGCCACAAAGGGACATATGTCCTACGACACCCTAGAGCACATTGCCGCTAGTGGCAAGGCTGTCACGTTCGAATTAGCGCGTGTCACTGTCTCCGATGAAAATGGTGTGCGTACGGTCACCAAGGGGGATATCATCCGCAAAGGGCGTGTCATCGTCTCTGACCTCTCCAAGAGCAGCCAGAATGGCGAATACGAAACACTCTCCTGCACACTTAACGGATCAGGGCCACTCCTTACCGCTTCAGGTAAAGAAGTCGGCAGCGCTGAAGCCCTCACTGAGGCAGGTATCACCCTCTCCTAATGGCACAGCCTATTCCCACCCTGCGTGTCACGCTCCGTGCGGTACTCCTCTTCGAGAAGCTCTCCGCACGGAGCTTCGCTTCTATTGACTTCCAAGATAAGGATGACGCTGAGCTCTTTATTTATTGCCTCCAGCGGAATACTCCTGGTGGGATACTCCTGCCCTACGATCTCTGGCGTAGCATCTTGAAAAGTGAGGCTATCAGCGCCGGTTACTATAAGTCACTCGGTAGAGCTATTGAAGAGCTGGGAGAAATATCGCTGAGCCTAACGAAGGAGAATAGCGAAGAAGCTGACGCCTTTGGTGTTTTGGATGAAGGGCCGACTACTTTTACCTCAATAGCCACGCTACTCATTGTCGAGGGCAGCCTTAGTCCAGATTACGTGATGGATCACTTAGAGCTCTGGGAGCTACCAGCTCTACTATCCGCCCTTGAGCAGAAGAAGCGTGAGAAGCTAGAGCACTCTCGCCTCTTCACCTGGCTCACCATGCTGCCTCACCTTGCTCAGGATTCTGCTGACAGTCCAGAGGCACTACTTCCATTTCCCTGGGAGAAAGATAAGCGTGATGAAGAGCGCACCTCTATCTACGACCTCATTCACAGTGCTACCTACATTCCTGAGAGCAACTAACACTAGTTCCCCATCTACCCATATCCCTTACTCTGACAAAGCATATCCTTTCCTCCGATGGCCAATAACCTCTCCTTCTCTGTCCGCCTAGAACTTCTAGCGGACAAGTTCCGACAGCAGGCCGAAGGAGCCAAGAATGCCCTGCGTAGCATCCAATTCCAGGCCTTGGCAATGGCCGGAGCACTCGGTGCAGGTGTTACCTCACTCCAGGGGCTTCTATTCTCATTGATAGATACCGCTCGAGAGGCTGGGCGTGCCCGCACCGTACTCAGGAACGTTAGCCAAGACGCTCGTGAATACGGGCAAAGCATACGTTTCCTTAGTGAGCTATCGAATAAATATGGGACAGACCTCATCGGGCTAACAGACGCCTTTGCCAAGTTCAAGGCGGCCGCCACGCCCGCAGGTATTGCTGTAGCAGAGCAGGAGCGCATCTTCTCTAACATCTCTAAAGCGATGGCCTCTTTCGGAATATCTGGAAGCGAAGCCTCCCTGACGATGGTAGCCATTACTCAGATGATGAGTAAAGGGAAGATTTCCAGTGAAGAGCTACGCCGTCAGCTGGGAGAGCGTATGCCAGTTGCTATGCAGGCCATGGCTAATGCTGCAGGCGTATCTATGGAACAGCTTGACAAGCTGCTCAAAGATGGGAAGCTCCGATCGGCTGACATTATGGGCAAGTTCTCCGACGAACTGGCTAAGCTTTCAGGCGAAACGAGCACTGACAACCTTGAAGCCTCGCTGGGACGCCTCAAGAACAGCTTTACCGGTCTAACCGACAACCTCCATATCTACGACCACTTCAAGACCCTTATAGATAAGGTCAAGGGACTACTGGAGTACCTCAAGGACCATCTCTCGAACTTCTACATCTGGGCCGGAGGTCTGCTGGCTACTCGCCTCTGGGGTAAGTTCTCCAATGCCTGGAACCAGGCGAGTGCTGCCATCCGAGCTAGCCAGGCGAGGACTATTGCCGATGATGCAGAGGCGAAGCGTAAGGCCCTTGCTGCTGCACGAGAAGCACAGAAAGCTCTAGCAGATGCTGAGTCTAAAGTCGCCCGTGCCGAAGCCGCCTTAGCTTCAGCAAGCGCACCCACCCCAAACGATGCTAAACGACTAGCTACTGCCCAGGCCAAAGGGGATAAGCAGTTCAATAGTGCTGTGGCTAACTTCTCCAAGGCACAAGCTGATTACCGCCAGCTCACCGCCTTGCACTCCTCATATCTTCGGGGTCTTGAAGCGAAGGAAATGGAAGTGGCTCAACGTGTAGCAGCTGCCAAGCAAGTTCTCGCCACCGCTAACGCCACGGCAGATGCTAGGGCCATCAGTGAAGCTCAACATGCCTACGACAAGGTACAAGCTGAGGCCTCACGCTTGCACATTGCCAACATTTACAAGCGGGAAGAGGCTGAGATACGTTATGCCTCCCGCGCAGACGAGCTACAGAAGAAAATTGCAGCTAGAGGCGAAGCCCTCAACAAGGCTCAGCATGACCGCAAAGAACTACTAGCTAATGCCCATGCCAAGAACGAAGAGCTACGCCTTAAGAAGATTGACGCCCTTAAGGCTACACTTGACAAGGCTCGCGCCGAACAACGAGCCCTAGCTCCTACGTCTTCTCTGACAGCATCCCAGTATCAGTCTAATGTAGGGAGACTTAATACCCAGCGTGCGGTAGCCTCTGCTGGTCAATTCTCCTTCCGTCCCGTCGCTCCTGATATCATCGCCGACCAAACGCAAGCCGCTACCGCTACCGCTAGCCTCTGGACGCGCACTGCCACCACTTTCAAGGTGCTCTGGTCGGGTGCCGTGGCTACCGTACGCTCGCTGATGTCTACTTTGGTGCCTCTGGCTATAATCGGTGCCATTACGGGTATCGTCACTGCTATGGTTGACTGGTATAACAAGCAGAAGGAGATCAACGGGCTACAAGCTAAGTATCAAGCTGACCTCGCTGCTGTCTCCACAGGGCATAGTGAGGAGAGTCAGAAGCTCCTCCGCCTCTTCGATACCTACAAGGCTCTCCATGGTCAGGTCGAAGAGCAGAAAACCGTACAACACCAGATTGAGCGAAGCTTAGGGCTGCAAGAGGGTGCACTTGACCGCCTCAAAGGAAAGTATGAAGACATCCGTACCATTATCGCAAACACGGTTAAGGTAAAGGATCTAGAGCGCCAAGCAGACTTCCTAGTTGATACGGAACGTAACAGCCGTAAGCACTTTGATGAGAGGCGCCAGAAGTTTACAGAGGACAATCCCAATTTTATTCTCTCCCAGCAGTCCATGGATATGCTGGTGAAGGCATTTGCCAACTACGATAGACACAACCAATTACAAGCACAAAAGGAGCTTAGAGCAGAAGGGGTCAAGAGTCCTACAATTAACCAGCTCATCTATCGTACACTTGGTAATGCATTTACCCAGCAGAATGGCCGAAAGCCTAATGAAGCGGAACGGAAGTTTCTTTGGCAGGAGGTTAAGTCGGGGTTTTCCTACCAAGACATGCACTCCACTGTGGCCAATGCTAAGCTCATTCTGCAGTCTGCCAAAGACCGCGCAGAGACAGACAAGAAGGTGGCAGAGGCCAATGTTGAGTATGAGCAGACTCTACGTAACCATGGTCTTCTGAAGGGGGGCAAGCCATCTTCTGAAGAAGGAGACACTGGGAAGGGAAAGAAGTCCGAGCTACAGCGTACCCGAGAGGCTGCTGAGAAAGATAGGCTCGAAATTGAGAATCAAAAAGCTGCCGGGGTCTACAAGTCCATTGATGAGTACCATCTGGCCCTTGATAAGGTCGCTAAAACTCATACAGAGCGCCTCGCATCCCTCTTGGGGGCAAAGGCTATGGAGGACAAGCAGTACCAACAGTTCTCTGACCTCCTCCGTGCTGATCGCGAGCTATTGGAAGAGAAGGAAAAGAGTCGCAAGGAGCTATCCACACTTACCGTCCAGGTGCGCCACGGCATCGCTAACGAGGATGAACTGATAAAAGCCCGTGCTGAGCGTGCTAAGGCAGAGCTTAGTGCTATGATTTCAGTGGATAAGGAGCTAGATACCTCCAAGGAGTACGTAAAGGCACGACTTGCAGAAATCGCCGAGAATACAGAGATTGCCCAACTTCATCGTGAGTACGCCAAACAAACCAAAGTGCTCAAGGAACAGCGTGAGTCGGGATTGCTCACAGAGAAGGAGTACCAAAAGGAGCTCCTTCATCTCATCGATTCTATGCGCCGCAAGGCCATAGCTATCAATACTCCTACCAAAGGAGAGCAAGAGCGCAAGATCACCCTACAGAAGACCCTCAAGGACGACCTCAAGGCCAACACCGCTATCCCCAAACTGAAGGAGCGAGATACAACTTTCGACTACAAGAAGAAGGACTTTGATAAGCGGAAGGAAGAGAGGAAACTACTTACTGACTATATTAATGAGCTGAAGAAAGCTGAGAAGGCAGGCCTTGATGTGGCAGAGGCTCTAGGAGAAGCGCAGAAGAAGGCAACAACTCTAGATCAGGCCGTGAAGCTTGCTGAGCTAGAAGGTGACCTGAAGAAGTACCAGAAGGCGCTCAACGATAAAACGGTGTCAGGGATGAAGTCTGTAGCACAAAGTGCACACAATCTCAAGAGAGCCTTCGATGGTCTACAAAAAGCCTTTGACCCTGAAAGTAATGCCTCTGCCTGGGAGCGCTTCTTTGCTGTCTTTGACTATGCCAGCCAGAGTATTGACACCATCATGAGCCTCATCAATATGATTGAGGAACTGAAGAAGGCCAAAGAGGTTGCTCATGCTGTAGAGAAGACTCTCAATGCAGAGAAGATTGCTCAGAACACAGCTGTTACAGCTAGTGAGGTAACTAGCACCTCTACCGAGGTTGGATTGTCAACTATCCGTACCGCCGCTACTACCGTGGAGACAAAGGCCGATACTATAGGTGCTGCAGCCAAAGTTGCCAAGGCACATGCCGCCCTGCCCTTTGTTGGAGTAGCGATTGCCGGTGCTGCTATAGGAGCTCTGCTAGCTATGATTGCTTCCAGTGCTAATAAGGTGCCGAAGTTTGCTAGTGGAGGTATTGTCCCTGGTGGTGATGGTTCGGGTGACCGCGTCTTAGCTCGGGTGAACCCTGGAGAGCTCATCCTCAACAAGGCTCAGCAAGGACGTCTTGCTAATCACCTCACCAGTTCCTCTGCCATACGTGTAGAGGTCGAAGGCCGTATCCGTGCACGTGACATTCTCCAGCTATCTACCGTCGCCACTCGACATAAATCCCGTTAATCATGTTGTATTCCCTCTTTTCCCCTGCAGACGTCCTACACGTCACTACTTTGATGGGTATAGCCTATCTCATCGTTCTACTTGCGGTTATCATTGATACCGTCACCGGTGTACAGAAGTCTCGACGCATTGGGAAGGTTATCCGCTCCAGTATCCTGCGTCGCGTCTTTGTCAAGCTGCTTATCTACTATGGGCTGATCATCATGTTCAGCTTCATTGATGTGCTACTCTTCATCGTAGATGTGGAGGAGCACATAGGTCTCAAAGAGTTACCCTACCTTACCATTCTTGCCGCTATTGGTGCTGTCCTTACTGAGGCCTGGAGCGTATGGGAGAATATGCCTAGTCATGATACTCGTACCATTGAGGATAACCTCGCAAAGTCAAAGGAACTAGTCAAACAAGTTGCATCACTATTTAATGAACTAAAACAACAGGAGCAGAATAATGGCTAAATACTTCACTTTTGATGAACTGGAGCGTAGTGCCAAGGCCAGACAGTTTGGTATTGAGAATAAGATACCAAGGAAGTACCTTGCGAATGCAGAGCACCTTATGGAATACCTAGACAAGGTGCGAGAGGCCTATGGTAAGCCTATACGTATCTCCTCGGGGTATCGTTCCCCACAGCTGAATGCTCTTGTCGGAGGTGTGGCTCACAGCCAACACATGCAGGGGCTAGCGGCTGACCTCGTCGTGCCAGATATGGAGCACCTGATGGCGGTCATCCGTAAGCTAGGAGGTTTTGACCAACTCATTGACGAACGCCCCAAGGGTAGGGGAAGATGGGTACACGTGTCTATCGCTCCAGAGGGAGGTATGCCCCGAGGTAAAGTGATGCGCTATGACGGCTGGCACTACGTGATTATAGGGTGATAAACGAAGATAATATGGGATGTGCAAAAAACAAGAATATAGCACGAGTGAGAAGGGGTAGCGATACCCTCTTCATGCTTGCCCTCTACCGCAAGGAGGGAGGAGACCTCCAGCTGGGAGGTAACCAACAGCCCGACACGAAGCTATTAAAGCCAACGGAGTTGGAAAGTGTGAAGGCTAAGCTCATTCTAGATGGCTATGGAACAGTAATTGACGACCTTCCGCTAAAGCTAACGGACAAGCATATAGCTTTCGAGCTAACCAAGGATATGGCGGCTTCTCTTGGGCTTTATCGTATAGCACTTGCCGTCAGGGAGGTGGACGCCAACTACCAAGATGGCTATCGAGATAGCTCTGTTGCAACAGAGCTATGTGTGGTTGTTCGAGAGGGCGAAGAGGTGACCGACCCAAAGCAAATAGACCTACATCTTGCTCCTCTGGCAAAGGGTGAGAAGGGAGATAAGGGTGACAGTGCCTACAACGTCTACCTTTCCACAACCAGTGACAACCCCAAGAAGACCGAGGAGGAGTGGCTTGACAGCTTGACGGGCAAGACAGGGAAGAGTGCCTACCAGCACTACCTAGACACGACCTCCGACGAGACTAAGATGAGCGAGCGGGAGTGGGCAACGGGCGGTTGGCTTGTGTTCGCAGAGCTACTAAAACGAATCTAACAAGAAAAAAACTATGGGTGAAGTAATTCCAAAGGTGGTGGTAGACCACTACCGACGGTTGGAGCAGGCGAAACGAGACTTGAAGCATGCGATGCGCTCAAGAGGCATACAGGTAGGCGACGATGACACGATAGATACCTATGCAGCGAAGATTACGGCGCACGAAGTGCCGAGGATAGCAATCTTCAAGGTGTCGCAATTCCAAGGCTTCCTAGATGAGAAGCTCCCAGCCATGTATATCTCTCCCTCCTATGTTCAGCCAGACCTCTCCACGCTATTCTATAGATGCGCTCTTCTGAAAGAGCTGCCTAATATTGAAGGTCTGGAGAGGGTGGTCGTCATGAAGAACTTCGTAAACGATGCGGTAGCGCTGACGTCAATAAATCTTCCAGACCTTCCACAGGTTGACAACATGAGGGAGTTTGCAAGGGCATGCACAGCTCTAAAGACGGCGGTTATTGGTGCGCTTCCCAAGGCGCGTACGATCGATTACGCCTTTGGGCTTTGCCCTTCGCTGGAAACAGCGGAGATTGGTGCAGCACCTCTCGTTACCAACGTGTATGCGCTCTTTCACTATTGCCCACTTCTGCGCAGGGTGAAGCTATCCCTCGATGGCGGGCTCATCGACAACTGCACGTGGATGTTCAATGATGACAGCCTACTCGAGGAGGTCGATGGAGTTATCAACCTAAGCAGATGCACCTCTACGGATAGGTTTGCCAACAACTGCTCTAGTTTGCGGGAGATACGAATCAAGGGTCTGTCCTGCGATATAGCGTTACACTGGTCTACTAACCTCTCCTTGGAGAGTGTGCGATACCTCGTAACCAACGCAAAATCGGTGTCTGGGAAGACGATCTATCTATCCAACAACCTACGCACACTATACGGCGCAGAGATTGAGGAGGTAGGAAGACAGGCCACCGCTAAAGGTTTCACAATTAATTTCAGATAGACGATGCGAGAACTAGTTGCACCAGAAGGCAAGATGTACGTGTGTCGCAAGGCAAAGATGGTGGCCTACGCCTTGATGCTCCCAGACGGGGCTTCCGACACCCCAGAGCTTCTCGATGAGGCGGAGGCTTTAAAGCTCGATAGGGAGTGGAACCCCAGCTTGTACGCTGACTCCGTGCTTGAGATAGACCCTGAGGGGAAGGTTGAGCCAACACCACCGAGCAATGCACCCAAGCTGGATGGTGGAGGTTTCGTGGACAAGGTGCATGAGAAGCTAGCTAGGAAAGGGTGATTATATAAAGTAGAACTGTTAATTTGTCAAACTCATGAAATCTATAGCCCTTCTTGTGTCATTTGCAACCTCACTCACTCTTTTGGGGTGTGGAATACGAGTTAAAACTGTGACTCTTGAGAAAGTCCGAACCGAGTGGAGAGATCGTGTCCGTGTAGATAGTGTGTACTTTCGTGATAGTATCCATGAAAGTGAGAAGACAGTAAACGACACAGTATACAAGGTTAAGGAGTTTATCCGATGGCGTGATAGATCTATCCATGATACAGTCCAAGTTGTGAAAACTGATACAATCTCAGTTCCTGTGGAAGTTTCAAAAGAAGTACATCGCCCCTTCTTTGAGGAGCTGAAGACTACGGCACTGTGGCTGTGTCTACCAATTATTTTGATTATAATAGCTTTAGGTTTATGGCGCTGGAGGAAAGTGGCGTAGGCCATGATGAGGAAAAACCTCGGTATCCTAGTTCCGAGGGCTGTAGAAGACTCGCCCAGTTGCAATTACAAATAAGAGAGCCCTCTACTCCATACAAGTAGAGGGCTTGAGCTAATGAATTTGGTAGGCTTGGGGCTAATGTATCTTAGGTGATGCGTGAAGCCTCGTCCTGTACCAGCCTGTCTCTCGTTTGTAGCGTGCTACTGCTATTGATGGACTAATACCATGTCTGGTTGCTTCACGTGCCAATATAGGTACGATGGTATGTGGAGATAAACTTTTACTTCCAACCCGGATAATCTTATTCCATACAGCTTCTGGGATAAGGGCTTGTTGGGCAAACATGTTGGCTTCCTTCTCCCTAGGATCATTGGAGTACTCTATTCCATCAAGTGCAATAAAAGCCGTCTGTTTCTCTGATAGGTGGCGGTCTATGTGACAAAGCTCGTGTAGGATGTCAAAGGCGAGCTTGTCGAGATCGTTGTATCGATATGTGACGGAAATCACAGGTCTCCCATCTAGTATCGTAGAGTAAGCATCTACGGGGGCCTTTTCTATCTTGGCAACCTCTACATATGCAATTCCATAAGAAGATAAGCACTGCTTAATCTTGGTCAGAGATAGGCATTGTCCATTGGCCATCCTAGCTATTTCAGAAGCAGCCTTCAGAGCATTCCCTTTCAAGTATGGTACAGAGCAAGATACTTGCGCTATCATATACCTATTCAGAATTAACCAAGTCAACATATTCCTCTCATCTATCTGTACCTTCTCACTGTGCTTGTATAGCCCTGCAAATTGGCTCTGAAGTTCAGATGCTGAGATTAGACTGAAGGGTAAGGCTCCTCTAAGCTTACTAACACGCTCAGAACAGGAGAGGGAAGACAGCCCTAGGGATTTATAGAGCATCTGTATATTGAATAACTTGGAACAACTCTCCTCATATTCCATGGCTCTTTTTGTTTCCTCATCCCGCTCTTCGATAGCCTTACAGTCATAGATATAACTGTTCTGTAGCCTCATCCAGGTAGCGAATGATATTCCAAGCTGTTCTTCTAGTTTCATAGCAAGAGCCTTATTAAGATCACGCTTGCCCTTAATGAAACTGTTGAGATTAGGGGCTGGTACACCTATACGTTTGGCAAACTCCTTTTGAGATATTCCACGCTCTTTCAACTCTTCGAGTAAGATCGTCCCAGGGTGAGTCGCACGAACAGGAATAGGCCGATTATTTCTTGTTGCCATAATGCGTACTGTCAATTTCGATTAGTTGAATTTCAATACCATCTTCACTTTCCGTGAATATCAGTCTTTCGATAAGTCCATTTACTGGACGAATAGAACTTCGAGAAATATGTTTTAACCGTTCGTAGTGTAGATAACTAAATTTCCTAAGCTCTTCAGTGGACGCTACGTCAATCATGATGCCTATTGCACGAGTGTAGCCTTCTATGAACTTTTTGTTCCGGGATAAGTGCTTATACTTTCTGTCTTTAGTAGACCCTTGCTCATAGAGTTCTAATAACGCATCATCCTCAAATATTACTTTCAT